GTGTTAGGGGTTAGAGGATAGGGGTCAGGGGCTGAGTACCTGACCCTGAAACCTTATTAAGCTTCTAATCCTTTTTCTTCAGGGTAGTAGAGTTCATTGAGGTCTTTGTTGTTCAATCCGCGTTTTTTAGTACCGTCGGAAGTGTACACATAAGTAAGCTCATTGATTGCAAAATCATAGCCTAAAGTAAATTCACCCATAATGTTCAAGATACGTTTATCTACTTGTACATCGGTGATAGTTGCAGGATTATCGATGATGTCTACCATCTTTACAAAACCATTTTCAACGGTTGATACGATTGTACCGTCTTTGAGGTTAGGGATAGCCACAATTTGGCGTTTACCCAAGCGTGTTTTGAGCGCGTTGTCTTGGAACTTGTTTTGCCCAAACTTGTCTTCGTAGGCAATTTGGTAGTTCTCGGCATCATTCACACTCATAAAGATTTTTGTTACTTGGTCTTTCGCTCCCGCAGGCAAACCACGCTCATAGGCGGTTACTACATCGATGATGTTAGTGCTGGTGATAGCATCGGCAGGAATGAGGAAGTATGGGTTTTCGGTATTCTTCAATCCTTTGGCGATGATTTCGTTAAGCCCATCCATAGAAGTGCCAAATTCAGGGGTAGCAAGTCCTATCTTAGAAGCATCGTACTTACCAGTAACTGACAAAATGTTTACATCGGAGATGATTTTTTTCAAAAGCGAATCAATAGCGTGTTTAGAGATTGATTTATCTTTTAAATTCTTACCTTCGTCGTACATTTCCTCAAGTACTGTACTGAGTATTTCGGCAGGATCAAGTTCAAAATCCACCTTCTGATGGAAGTTTCTCATTATTTTTTTGCGGAATTGCAATTCGCCATAAGGCGTCCACTTTTTGGAGTTGAAGCCTTGTACTACGTGCCCTATGAGCGAATGCAACGATACGTATTCGCCTCTTACCTTGGTGAGGGTACGAGAGTGTGCATTGAGTAAAATCTCTTTAGACAATATTGCAGCTTGCAATAATTTAGGCTTGGTGCTGATGTAGCGAAGTAGTTCATTTTTAATCTGTTCTACGTTCATTGTTTTTTCTTGTGGCATAGTGTTAAATTTCGTTTAAGAATTTGTTGTGAGCATCGTTAGGGTCTAAATACCCGTCAATAAGTCCGTTGTTATCGGCTGACTCTTTGCCGTCGTTAGCAGGCAATGAGTGTGCAGGGCGATTGTTAAGTTCGGTTTTGAGGCGCTCGGTTTCGGCAGTAAGAGCGGTTACTTGCGTTGCGAGGGCTTCTTTTTCAGCGGTAAGGGCTGTTTTCTCAGCCAATAGCTTTTCATTGTTGGCTTTCAGCTCTGCCATAAGCTGCTCGAGGGCGGTGTTGTCGGCAGCGGTTTCGGCAGCTGCTAAGGCGGCTTCTATCTTGTCGATCTGCGATTCTTTGAGCTCGACAAACTTTTCATTCCCAAATAAGGGACTTTTCAGGTCGATACTGGCGAGTGCCAATAAGGCGGCGATTCTTGCGTGTTTCATTATTTTATAGGTAAGAGGTAAGAGGTAAAAGGTAAGAGCCTGTTACTACTTACAGATTAAACTTTTTCTAATTGACTAATTGGCTAATAACCTCATTGAGAGTCATTACCTCGTCGATAAGTCCTAATGATTTGGCTTTTTTAGCACTGTAGGTGTTGCCTTTGAATACTTCTTCTTTGGCATTGGGGCGGTAGGCTTTTACGCTACCTATAAAGCGGGCGTTGGCTTCTGAAAGCATCTGCATTATAGCCTTTTCGTTACCTTCTTTAAGGTCGCGCCAAGCCTTGTTTTTTTCGGTGCTTTCGGGGGCGTAGAGTTCGTGGACTTTCACGCCGTACTTTTCTAAAAGGGGTGCAAAATCTTGGAAACTCAACATCGTGCCTATACTGCCAATCGCATCGGCAAAAGGGGCGGCGACTACCTTATCGCAAGCACTGGCAATCCAATAGGCGGCACTGCACATATCACCGCCGGTATAGGCGACGGTAGGTTTTTGCAAACTGCGAATAACGCTGGCAAGCTCCTCAGTACCTGAAACCATTCCGCCCCCGCTATCGATGTCCAGCACGATAGCGGTAACGGCTTGGTGCGATTCCAGAGCTTCTAACAGCGAAATTATATATTGAGTGCCTATATATCCGTAAGAGGTGTATTTAACGATGGGCTGTTTGAGTTCAACCACTACGGGGAAGCTGTCACGCCCTTGTTGCAAAGAGGCGTTGCGCTGCTCAAAATCATAGCGATAATACTCTTCATACCAATGCGAACTCTCTAACCCTACATTGCCCTTGCGATAGGCTAAGAGGAGTTCGGGGAATATTCCAGTGAGGTAATTATAATTAATAGAGAATAGCATATTTTAGGTGTTAGGGGTTAGAGTCTGAACCCTGATGACGATGCAAAATTATTGCAAAGGCGGGGTAAAGAAAAGGACACGGAATTTTTCGGTTATCTTGCTGATATTCGGGAAGATGATAGTTTGCCCTGTAAGGGTTACTATATAGGTGTCGGAGCCCTTGCCATTGTCGGCTATGTTATCGTCGATACTAAAGCTGAAAGGCTCGCGGGCGTTGCCTACTACCAACATTTCCTGCTCGGATACCAGGGCGACCACATAACGGCGTTGCTTGTGAAAGCCGATGAGCTTTTTGCGGGTGTCCTTAGACAAATCGTAGATAGGCAAGGAGACTTGTATATCGAAGTAATCGTTGTGGTTTTGCTGCTTGATACTCACCTTGCGGTTATAAGGCGCAGGGTTATGCAGGTCAATACGCAACAGATAGCTATTTTCATTGGGGGTAAGGGCGCGCATATTCTGATTGAAACTGAAAGAATTAGCCTCAAACAAGAGCACGTGAGATATTTCGCGCGTAAAGGATTCGGGGAGGTTGCAGAGGTTGAGCATTAGTTTTTAGGGAATAGGGGTAAAACCTGAATTTGATGCAAAAGTATGGGGTTTTTGTGTGTTGTGAAAGGACGGTTGGGAGGTAAGAGATAAGAGGTAAGAGGTAACGTGAGGCGGGGTGTAGTAAGGGTTTGCAGGGTGTTTTAGGGGTGTTGGCTGTATGGTGTCTGTATGGTGGCTGTAGTGAAGCTAAGGGAGGGCTGTGGGGTGGCTGTGGGGTAATAAAAAAAGGTAAAAGACTGTATGTTAGCCTTTTACCTTTTATTTTTAGTAAGGGACAGGTTTAGAAGTTTTTTATTCTAAATTTTCTATATTTCTCAGCTTTTCGATGTAAAAATCGCGTATTCGTTGGAAGTCTTCATCGGTGAACTTGTTGTCTCTGAGTCTCATTCGCTTGTGTGTTGCGGCTGATGTACTCTTCTGAATTGCTCTTGCTACCTTGCTATCAGATAGCTCTAATTGCTGAATGATGTATATTACTTTGTCGTGCGAGGTCATAATTATTATTGTGTTATCATATTAGTGCTGTACCATTCCCACGCTTCATCTAAGAATTGTGTTTCGGATATTTCAGGGGCTAATTCTCCACCAGTTAATTTTACGTTATTCTGAATTATTATGAGGTTGAACTTCTCATATTCATTGAATACGTATAATTTCTGAGGCTTGCTCTTTAATTCTCTGTTAAGAACTATCTGCTGTGTGCGCTCTCTAATTACCAATATCAGAGATAAGTAGAGAGGAGAGTAGATAAAGTGAAAACCATTAGGCAAATGCTCAGGCTCTGGCTGTAATGCCAATAAGAATTTAGGCATTTTTAGTTCAAAAAGTTTTTCGTTATCCATATATTTTGTATTTTTGCCCCTCATTTCTAAGGGTGTTAAATCGTTAGACTTGTTTTAATTTTACAAAGTAAAGCCCCTAATGTAATATTAGGGGCTTTTAATTTATCTAATAAAGCGATATTTAGGCAAGAAATTGCGACTACCCCCTATTTTGAATTTACTAACCATTTCGCCATAATAGTTAATAGGTTCATCAAGGCTAATTGTGGTAACATTACGCCCATTGTAATCGTATTGGTGCGCACTGTAACCTACTGACATATTGGGTAATCGCCATACCCCCCAATTCATAGAATTAAGATAATACAATATTCTACTGAGGTTATCTACATTAGCCTCGAATACTTTACCCTCTTTAATTTCATTTTCAAGAGCACGAAAGTCAGCTTCTAAATCTTGCTTTTCTTTCTCATTCTGAATTTTCTCTGCTTCGTGTTTTCTCTTGCAGAAATTGCAGAATTTAGTGTACGCTTCATTTAGATTTTCGTCGGTAATTTCACCATCTACATCAATGAATGTTAAAAAATATGGTTTTTCGGTGAAATTTTGTTCCTCTACCTTTTCATAAGGCACTTCATTAACTTGTGGGTAACCTTGCTCTTTCTTTTTGAAAGTAACATTACCTGCTACAATGTAGGTGTAGCTATTTGTTGTGTAAAATTCTAATTTCATCGTTATAAGTGTTTAAATGTTAATATTGTTTATTAGCGATGAGAAACATCAATCATATAAAACTGCTCTTCACCGCCTTGACGGTCTGCTATACCTACAATCTCTACTGTATAGGTTTCATTATATCGAGCATACCCCTCAAACTCTTCACCTTTAACGATGAACGTTTCGATTCGTTCGGGTGTATCTAATGCTCTTAACTCTAACCACTCATCACGGTCATCAATAGAGTCGTTGTACAGCTGTTCAGCTTCTTCGATACTATCTACATAATTGTAGTATCTGTATTTGTTTTTGATGTACTCGATTATTGCTTCATCGCTAATTGTTTCAGTGGTGAAGTTGTTGTCATTCACCCATTCTTGTAAGCCTAATGTTTTG